AAGCGGGTGTTAGATCGTCGGAGGCCAACGCTAAATGGGCTTTACCAATAGCGTTATTAATTGCCTGCTCGGTCGGATCATCAGAGTAATCTTCATCAAGCACTGCGCGGCTATATGTGTACGCTCCTTGTCGATCCTCTGCGCCGTCATGCACAGCGACGAATACCCCCATTTTTTCTTATTGAAATGGCGAGGCCCAATCACTATCGAGGCGTGGCGAATATCACTTAGCCTCTGTCCATCAATCTGGATTGATGACTTACTGTTTTGCAATTGTCTGCCGTTGAAGTTGTTGCAGACGAGGAGCGGGAGATGGCGTTCCCGCTCTATTTTTAGTAGATTGGCTTTTATGTAGCCGTTTATTTCGTCAGCAAATTCCTCCGCGAATTTTCCCGGAAGTTGCTGCGGTTTAATTTTTATTATCATTACTAGCTCCTCTTTAAGATCTCTATCTCCAATTTAAGGCTAAGTGCGGCTAGCCTCGTGCCGTCTAAATCTACTCAGAGCGAATAGATTTAGAAGCCGTCCATGGCCGTTGGTTTAAAAGCAGGAGGCCGCGTCCTCCTCAGCCTGCCGTGCTTCCTCCTCAGCCGCGATCTGATCGACCGCGTGCTGGACAAGCTTTGATTTTGGAGTCCTGCGGGGCGCGGTGAATTTGCCCCGGAAGATCCAGGCGTTCCGCTCTTTATCCCATTCCTGTAGCGTGAAAAATACAACGGGCTTGTTATTGTAGTAACCATAGCCGTTGACCTCGGCTCTTAGATTTTTTGTATTCATCTCTAGTTTCCTTTGTTTGTGAGAGCAAACACGGCTGCTCTCGTGCCGTCTAATCTCACTCGTAAATGAGATTAGAAATAGTGTCTTTCGGGCTACACTATCAACCGCCGCTCGCTACGCGGATCTCAGAGCTAGCAGTTTTATCCTCCCGCCACGCTGCTGAGTCAGCACCGTCCCGTCTATTCGGTCGTGTCGGAATTCAGTCTGCTGCTATAGATTGCAGACCAGTAGCTATCCGATACGATGCCTCGGAATCGGGCTGTTATTTATTTAGATTCAGCTAGTTCCTCCTTATTCGTGGCCGTACTTCTTTTGTACGGCCTCTGTCGCATCCTCTTGAGATGCGAAACGCCCTGCGAGTAGGCGGATCGCCTCTGCCAACGTCATGTCTTGGTACTCCGGCTCCGAAAGCCGTGGCCTATCAGCCGCCCATAGAACCAAGAATTTCTTGTTGGGAGAAGACGCCTCGTCTTCGTAGATATTGGTCGGGTACATGTACCCGTGCGGCTGGTAGGCCGCGATTACTCTAAGCCCTTCTATCATTTATTTCTCCTTATTGACCCGCGCACTGCCAATCAATGCGCGTGCTCATAAAGAGACGAAAGAGCTTGTCTAGTTGCTCGGTCGATCCCGCGTACACGGGGCCGGTGTCCTGCTAGCTGCTCATTCCCTTGAGCCGTCCATTTGTTCATCCATTGGGTACAGTGTACATCAGTGATGTATATGTGTCAACAGATTTATTGAGATTTTTTTAAAATATTTTCACAACATCGGATCGCATAAAAAAAATAATTTGACATCCAAGACATCCCCTCACACTACAGACAAAATCCTTTGATATCATAAATTTATGGACATAAACGCTTACCGATTTCGTGCCGATTTTACGCTCACAAATGAGAGTGATAGCCGTACATTTAGCGGCATTGCCTACGGCGGCGGTGCTTTAAATCATATGTTTTGGGATGCGCCTCTCGTTTTCGATCTGTCTAGCACAGTAGTTGATAAAAAAATACCAGCGCTCATCGATCACGACAGATCAAAACGCGCTGGCGTTGCTCATCTCAGTATCGACAACAACAAACTGCTCGCAAGCGGGACGCTGCTCAGCAATCAGTTTGGCTCTGAAGTAGCTGCGGATAGTGATCAGGGATTTCCCTGGCAAATGTCAGTACACATTGAGCCAGGTCGGATTGACACGGTAAAAAAGGGCGAAAAATCCAACATCAACGGCCAAACACTCTCAGGCCCCCTCTACGTATTTAGGGATAACAAAATTCGCGAGGTCTCATTTACAGCTACAGGTGTAGACGATACGACCTCAGCGCACATTATGAGCATGAGTCACAGTCAGGATGGACAAATGACAGATAACACAGATGAGCTAGCAGCAATCAAAACCCAGCTCACTGAGCTGCAAACACAATTTGCGGCTGAGAAAGCCAGGGCGGACACGGCAGAGACGGCATTAGCTGAGGCAAAGAAAAAAGCGCGGGATGAGTCAATTGCACGGCTCGAAAAAGATCTGAGCAAAACATTCAGTGCTGATGAAAAAACGCTAATGTTCGGAATGGACGATAGCGCATTTAATTTTATGTGCAGAATGTTGAAGCAATCTCGTCCAGCGTTGCCGACGCAGTTATTTTCTGTCGAGCAATCCCATGGCACGGAAAATACTAATCCATTGCTCGCGGATGCGCAGAAGAGGTATGGCAAATGAGTCTAGCAACACAGATTAATGTCCTCAGCGACGGCCTATTTTACGAAGAAGATAATTTTTACTCGCGAGAAGTTGTAACGATTAGCGGCTCGGCAGCACTCAGCATGTTTACTGTCGTCGCTAAAGTGACTGCAACCGGCAAATACGTGATACTCGCCCCCGCAGCAGCAGACGGCTCACAAACAGCTGCCGGTGTACTGCTCGCCGATGCTGATGCAACAAGCGCGGATGTTGAGGGATTGATACTCGCACGACATGCTATTGTTAAAGCCTCGGCGCTTATCTGGCCAAACGGCATCACGGCAAATCAAAAAACAACGGCGATTAACAATCTCGTCTCTGCTGGCATACTCGTGCGCACAGCGCTGTAAAGGACTACACACATGACTATGCAAAATCCATTCGTCAATCCCGCGTTTAACGCTACTTCTCTTAGCGCTGCTATTAATCTGATTCCGAATCGTTATGGCCGTATCGGCGAATTGGGTATTTTTGGTGAGCCCAAGGGCGTAGCAACAACAACGGTCACAATTGAAGAAAATAACGGCGTACTCACGCTGCTGCCAACGCAAGTCCGTGGTGGACCCTCGACGCTGGCCACCCGCGGCAAGCGCAAGCGGCGGACGTTTGATATCCCATATATCCCCTACGATGACCATGCTTCGCCTACCGATATCCAAAATCTGATTGCTTTTGGCACTGAAAATACGATGGAGACCATGTCCGCGTGGGTGAATGATCTGCTCGCGAACATGCGCATGCGACATGATCAGACGCTTGAATGGCACCGGATGGGATCGCTTAAAGGTCAACTACTCGACGCGGATGGCAGCTCAGTGATCTACAACTGGTACAACGAATTTGGCATTTCAAAAGTCACGAGCTATGGCGGTCCGGCGGCAAATGTTGGCAAATATCTGGAGCTAGATTTACTGCTCGGCACGAGTAACACTAACGTTGTGCAGCTGCTCTGGAACGTCTCGCGGCATATCGAAGACAATTTACAGGGCGAAACTTATCGCGGCGTTCGGGCATTAGTCTCTCAAAGTTTATTCGACAAGCTCGTCACTCATCCCAATATCGTCAAAATCTATCAAAACTGGGCCGCGGCGCAAGACAAGCTCGGCGGGGATATTCGTAAAGGATTTACGGTCGGCGGCATCACATTCGAAGAATACCGCGCTACAAACATCGGCTCAGACGGTACCTCACACGCGTACATTGCCGATGGCTACGGCCAAGCCTTTCCAGAGGGCACCACACAGACATTCCGCACTTTTGCCGGTCCTGCCGATTTCAACGAGAGCGTCAACAAACTCGGCCAGCTCTACTACGCCAAAATTGAAGAGGCCAAATTTGGTCGTGGGTGGGATATCCACACGCAAATGAATCCGCTGGTGATGTGCATGCGGCCCTCGGTATTAGTCACCCTCAAAACCAGCAACTAGGAACCGTTAATTCGGGGGCCAGGGATGGCGCTTTATTGTACCCAGCAAAATCTGATTGACCGATTCGGTGAGCTTGAATTGATGCAGCTCACCGATAGGGACAATATCGGGGTCATTAATGCCGCAACCGTCGCTAACGCCATCGCTATGGCCTCGGCGGATATTGACTCGTATATCGGCGCCCGCTATCCGCTACCGCTCACCTCGGTACCCGATGTGCTCACAGATAAATGCGAGGTATTGGCACGCTATCGTCTTTATGGGAATGGGGCTACAGAGCAGGTACGCAATGACTATGAGGATGCACTTAAATGGCTCGTTGGCGTTCGAGATGGAAAAAACATGCTCGGTGTAAATAGTGCAGGTGAGGAGATTCCCTCAAGTGGGGTAAAGGTAATGGCTCGTCACCAGGTCTATAGTGATTCGGTATGGGATAACTACGGATGGGGTTAGAGACTGGGATTTCAATTGAGGATACTCTGTCATCGGCCTTGCAACAGATGGAGTTGCGGGCTGCGGATGAGAATCTTCTGCTCGCAGGCATTGGCCAGTCACTCTCAGCACTGGTCAGGAAACAATTTGAGACCAGCACCGACCCCTACGGCAGACCCTGGGAACCTCTGAAATCTAGGGACGGTAAACCACTATATAACACAGGCGGACTAGCAAACTCAGTGCGTTTTACCGTGGGCCGCGATAGTGTTGAGGTAGGCGTAGGCTTTCCGTGGATACGCACGCATCAATTCGGTGCAACGATTTATCCAAAAAGAGCGAGCCGTCTACGTTTTCTGATACGTGGAAAAACGGTTTTTGCCCGAAAAGTGACTATCCCCACCAGGCCCGTACTACCCTTACAAGGGCTACCCAACTCGTGGAAAGCGGCTATCGAAAATGAGGCGGCGAGAATTATACAAGGAGGGAGCCGGTGGAGCTTATCAGGGATTATCAGGAGATTGTCGTCGCTATTCTCACGGCGTTAGTGGGGGTGATCGCCTGGTCTATCCGCACTGCCAGCGAGCGGCATAAAAATCATGAACAGCGGATTTTGCGCCTTGAGCAAAACCACGCCTCCTCTGAGGATCTAACGCGACTGACAGAACGGATAGAGAGCTCGCTCAATCAGATTAAAGAGCATTTCGACAGGCAGATTCTTACAATTCAAATGCGGATAGATGAGACCATAAAACTAATTGTAGATAGTGACCGTGGCCATCGAAATCGCTGATATTGCGCTGTGGATCAATCGCATCGCAGGTGAGGTAGCCGATCTGCAACAAAGAGTGTATGGCGCGGCGATGCTTGAGACCGCAATGACACAGGGGATGCCTAAGCAAATGCCTGTTGCCTATGTGGTCATGGCCTCAGAGCATGCGGCCAACAATGAGTTTGATACGGGATTAATGCAGCAGGTGACGGTGGCTTTCTCAGTGATAACGGCTATTCGCAACGCAGTCGATGTGACAGGCATGAACAGCCATCAAATGCTGAGAGATTTACGCCAGTCCATTATGACTGCCATTTTGAACTGGACCCCAGATAGCCAGCAATATGACATTACTCAGTTTGTGCAAGGACAATTGCTGCATTTTGAAAATGCAGTTCTGTGGTGGGAAGACGTGTTTAGTACGCGGATTTATTTGAGTGTGTGAATGGATGCCATACCAAGTTATCACGACCAATATACCGGCATTGGCGGTCAATACGAAGTACGGGACGGGGTTCGAGTACTCATCGTCACGACGGCAGATTTTAAAGGAAACGACTATATGACCCGTGAGTGGGGCTATTTCTGGGGCGGTGAAGAGCAACCCAAGAGGGAAATATGAAAGATGAATATCACGGCCAGGGCGGCAAGTATGAAGTGCGCGACGGCAAACGAGTATTAGTGGAACGGACCGGATGGGTTAAACAGGACAAGGACAATGGCACTAAAGTTCAAAAAGAAACTGCTACTCGCAAAGATTGAGACCACCTATGGTACGGATGCGACCCCAACCGGCTCGGCCAATGCGATTAGGACCAGCAATCTAACCATTACCCCAATTGAGGCTGATACAGCATCCCTTAATCTAGATACACCCTATCTAGGCAATGAGCTACAAACACATTACGGGGTCCATGTCTCCCTTGAGTTTGATGTTCCGCTATGTGGATCAGGGACGGTGGCCATTGCCCCCAATTACGGGCCGCTCATGCGGGCCTCGGGATTTGCCGAAACGGTGACCCCAACGACCGGACCGGTTGAATACGATCTGATTTCAAGTAACGAGGAGAGCGTTACCCTGTATTGCTTTATCGACGGCCAGAAGCATGCGGCTACGGGATGTCGTGGCTCGGCGTCGTTTAAATTCGAGAAAGGGTTTCCGCTCTGGCATTTCAAGTTTGTCGGCTTGTGGGTTGATCCGGCCTCGGTGGCTAATCCTAGCCCCACTTGGGTTGGCTATACCGATCCAGTGGTGATGAGCAATGCCAATACTACTTTTAGTCTGCATGGGGCAACCCCCAACATGCTCTCCTGTAGCCTCGATTTGGCGGTGACTACTACCTATCGAGATGTCGTGGGTGAGGAGAGCGTGCAAATTACCGACCGGATGCCTAAGGGCAGCCTGGTGATTGAGGCCCCGGCTATTTCCGCTAAAAACTGGTTCGCCACAGTTAAGGGAAACACCACGGGGGCCATGCAACTTGTTCATGGCACAGTAGCTAAAAATATTGTGCAAATCGATTGCCCAAAAGTGCAATTACTGAGCCCTAAATACGGAGAGGATAGCGGTATTACCACGCTGACTTTCGACACTTACCCATTGCCTAATACGGGCGATGATGACATTAAAATCACCATTTCTTAAGAGAATCCCATGTACAAAATTAATCAAGCCCGCACCTTTGTCCGTGATGTCACCATTATCTTTCCTGGCCAGGATGGGAAAGACACCAAAGGCACCATTAAGGCCACTTTCAACTATCTCACCAACACCGAATATGATGAGGCTGTAGCCCTACCCGATGTGGACTGCTTTCGTAAGGTCGTTGCGGGTATCTCGGGTATTGGGGATGCCAATGGCCAGGAACTGCCGCCAGATCAAGCCCTTGAGCAAGCAGCCAATGATCCTTGCCTAGTCAGCGCGACCTTGGCTGAGTATGTGGACTGCATGAAAAATAAAAATTTTCGTCGCCCAAGAACTCGCTGATGCCGCTATTTTTTGGGCGAGCGCCGGTAAATCAGGAAAGGATGAATTACGCGAGGATTTAGAAGCTTGGGGCGCGCCTGATGAGGTGATCTCCCAACTCGATAAAGCTGATGAGCCTTTTCTGGTGTTGGAGGAGAACTGGGAAACGGTACGATTCTTTCTGCGAGTACAAACCCAGTGGCGTATGGGCGGTATGGGTGGCTTTTTGGGATTGGACTATACCGTATTTCCCATTATTTCCCAGGCTTTTGCTATTCCCTTAACGGGTGAGTTGTTATCGGGCCTTCAGATCATGGAACGAGCCGCCTGCAAGGAGCTAAATAAACGTGGCTGATGCAACATTTTCCGTAAGATTGCAAGCCGATGGTAGCGGGCTGGTTGGAACTGTCCGTGCATCCCGCGCTGAAGTAGATGCTCTTCGGCAGGCCCTTGGGCGTGCTAGCAATGGTGCCGATCAGCTAGTAGACCGTTTTGGCCGATCCTTTGCCCGAGTCTCCCAAGGTGCCCGTGAAGCTACCGCCAGCATCTCTCAAATGTCGGCATCCACGTTGAGTTTATCACGGGTTGAATCTCTGCTAGAGCGGATTGCAGGTGGTGTTGACAGACTTAATCAATCCCAGAGACGACTTAACCAGTCTTCCAATCAAGCCGCCTCTGGAATTGCCGGATTAACGGCTCGTCTTCAAGCATTACAGAATATCCTTACCGGCTTTGGCGCGATTGCGGTTACTCGGCAGCTATCGCAACCCTTTGTTGAGCTTACAAAATCGGCGGTATCTTTTGACCGACTCAATGCCAGCATGCTGGCCGCCTCCAATAATGCCACCGAAGCGGCTATTCACATGGAAGTCGTACAGAAAACGGCAAAAGAACTTGGGCTTGATGTTGAAAATGTAGCAAAAGGCTATGTGAAGTTGCTATCCGCATCCAAGGAGACTGCGCTTGAGGGAGTGAAAATACAGGATGTTTTTATCAATACCTCAAAAGCTGCTGCTGTTCTTCGCCTTTCCACTGAACAGACTAACCGAATTTTCCTAGCCTTTACCCAGATGATCTCAAAGGGAACGATCCAATCCGAAGAGCTCAAACGCCAGCTAGGGGATGCATTTCCTGGGGCGGTACAAATCTTTGCCAGAGCGATGGGCGTGGGTACTGCTGAGCTGATGAAGATGATGAAGACCGGGCAGATCTTTACCGATGAGAACCTACCCAAACTGGCACAAGGCATGGCGGATATGGTGGCCCCTGGCGTTGAGTCGGCAACACAAAGTTTAGGCGCAAGACTGCAAAGACTATCCACTTCCGTTAAAAATGCTGCTTGGGCCATTGCCAATTCAGGCTTTGGGGCGGCGGTAGGCGGTATGGCTGAATGGATGAGTAAAGCCATTGATAAAGCCGTTGAGTTAGCTAAAAGCATTAATCTCATTGCCCCTACCACTATGCGGGAGAAGATTACCACTCAACTTGGATCGGCTAGAGAGGAATTCCTAGGCTTTAGAAGCGCTATCACTCAGCTCAAAATGGGGGCCTCAGAAAATGATTCTGATGAAACCATAAAATCAAGAGCAGCCGCTATCGCCGATTTATCCAACAAAGCCGATGCGGCGGCAGCCAAGGTAAAGGATTTAAGTTATCAACTCTCTCAGCTTGGGGAGAAAGGCGCAGGAGTTAAAGAGCAGCCCATGGATGCGGCGGTGGAAACTTTTAGAAAACAGCAAAAAGTGATAGCCACTGCTCAGGAGGAAGCGGCTGAAGCGGCTGATAAAGCCAACGAAAAATACCAGTCTCTTCGTAGTGAGCTTGAGTTTCAGATTAAAATCATCGGCATGGCGGAGAAAGAAGTCTCGGCCCTCACGGAAGTGCGCAAGCTCGATGCCAAAAGTACCGATGCGCAGAAAAACAAAATTGCCTCCCTTGCCAGAACCCTCTATGACGCTAAGAAAGCCCAAGAGAACCAAAAGAAAGCGCTAGAGGAAAGCAAAAAAACAGCAGATGAAGCTAATAAGAAATTTGCCGAGCTTGAAGATACCTATAGCGGCCTTGGGGAGGCTGAAAAAGCTTATCTGAAGTCTCTTAAAGATATTAAAGAAGCCCATGAGAAATTTGGGCTACCCCTTGAGAGGACTAATCAATATCTAGCGCAAGCCACTGAGCAATATTTAAGTGCTAGCGATTCCCAAGAGAAATGGCTTGCGGATTTACGGCAAGAAACTGAGCTTTTACGCCTTAATGGCAATGAGCGTGAAGTGCAAATTAAACTGCTCGAAGCTCATAAACTTGGCATGAAAGATAACGATGCTGAAATTAGGCAACTCATTGAGGAGCAGCAACGGCTCAGGGAAAGTGCGGGCAAGACCAATGACTCTTTGCTAAGCACTAAAAATGTTGCTAGAAACGCAGCTTATGGAATTGAATCAGCCTTCAGTCAAGCCTTTCAGGGCATGTTTGATGGCACCATTAGTAAACTTAGTGATTTTCTTGGATTATTTAAAACCCTCATTATCCGCACTATTTCTGAAATTGCCGCTTATTGGGCTTCCTCTCGGTTGCTGCAATTTCTAGGGCTGGCGGGTACTTCAGGAACAGCGGCGGCAGGTGAAGGCTCATCCGGTGGTGGTGGCATGTTTAGCAACTTTGGAAACATGCTAAACGGTGTGGGTAACGGGGCACTGAATGAGTTTGGAGCGAATTATCTAGGCTTTGCCCACGGCTCTGATTTTGTAGGCCCGTCCCAGGATACTTTCTTCGGCGATTCAACTCTTGGGGGTACTTTCGCGGGCGCTGGGATGGGTTTCAGCCTAGGACAAATGGGGAATAATTTAGCGGGCGGTGATAGCACCATGTCACAAATTGGCGGTGCCATTGGCGCAATAGGCGGCGGTGTGGCCGCAGCCTCTTTCGGGCTGCCGCCTTCAGTAGGGGCGGCGGCTGGCAGTTTTATTGGCTCAATGATATGGGGGCAGTTCGGCGGCCCACCCCCCAACGAAAGCACCGCCGGTTCCCTCAATCTCGGCACTGGCAATCAAAATATCACCACCGCTAATGCCAAAACCCAGCAGCAGTTTAGCGGGCTGATGGGCTTAATCCAACAATGGAATAACCTCATTACCTCTGCAAGCGGGGCTAAATCGGGCGTCACAGTTGCAGTAGATGTGGGTACCCGCGATGGGATTCAGGTGGATTTGCAGGGTATTGGCCCGGAAGGCCCAGGTAGCCAAGTCACTTTTGGTAAGGATGATACCGAAGGGGCCTTCAAATACGTTGTTAAAAACACCATTGATACTTTCGATGGTCTTTCAGAAGCCGCTAAAACCCTAATTAAAAATTTCGATGGCACCAGCCAGCAGATTTTAGACTTTACCCAGACCGTCCTAACCATTAATCAGCAGCTACCTGCTCTGCAAGCGGTCTATGGTAATCAGAGTCTTGAGACACTGGTGAAACTCTCACAACTCAATGGGGGGATGGATCAGTTTAACGCCGGTACCAATGCACTCATTCAAGTCACCGGCGGCAATGAGGCGGTCACGCAAGCCAATCTTAAAGCCGCCAAAACCGAGATGCATACCGACTTAAAGGCCCTTGGCACCACTCGCGCTACCTTCTCTCAAGATTATGCCAACGCCAAGGCCGGTACGCTTACCCCAGAAGAACTCAAGGCTTGGCAAGATGCGGCAATTGCTATTCTAAAAGTTCAAGGACTTGAACAAGATCTGGCTAATGAGCGTGGTGAAATTGTCGATAGCGAAGAGAACCGTAAAAAGGGGCTGCAAGCTTTAGGAGATACCCTCAATAATCTGGCCAAAATTCGGGATGGCCAGAATACCTCCCTCATGGATCAGTTCCGCCAGCAAACGGCAACCGTTAGGAATCTGATGGCGGCCACGGATGGCAGCGCCCAGTCTTTAGCTAATCTAAATACTGGCCTGACCGATTTAGGAACTATCGCTCAAAATGTACTCTCTCAAGTGGCAGCGGCTAGGGCATCGATTACCAGCAGCGGGCAAGCTGAGGTAGAAGGATACAAGCTACAAGGGATGAGTCCTGCCCAACAGTATGCCTATTGGCAATCAAAAATCAATGAAGATTATAGCGATCTGAGCGACCCAGATGCTATTGCGGCCCGCCATCAGACGAATATTAAAGCTAGAGCCAATATGAATCAGTTACTGCCAGAAGATCAACGTTCAGCCCGCGCCAATGATTTTGCCGAAGACGCCCAAAAAGATCAGGATGCGGCCAACAAAAGAAATAATGAGATTGGCGATGAGGCCAAAGGGACGTTAAGCGATATTGGCGACACCATCACCACTAAATTTGGTGATGCCTTAAAGCCTTTTCTAGATGCAAATACTGATTTTAAGGGGTATGTGAACAGTTTTGGGAATTGGGTCAAAGCACTTCCCGATAATGTTAATGCCACGGTAGTCTTCCCTACGGCGCCACCACCACCCATCCCTCAAAATACCCTAACGGGGCATTAATGGCCGCCTATCCAGACTTACCCCTCTCCAGGGATAGCAAGCGCACCATTATCAATGGCACCAAAACTGATATGGCCGATGATGGTACCCGCTGGGCGCGTAATTTTTATACGGTGGCAGTCTATAAGTTTAACCTTATACATCCTGGGCTAACTCAGACTCAATCGGATGACTTAGAGGACTTATACTGGAGTAACCCCGCAGGCTCGGTGTTGCTCACCTACAAAAAAGATGGCATCGATTATAACTGCCAGTTCATCTCACCCCCCGATATTGACCATGAAAAAGGGATATGGTGGACCGCAGTGGTTCAGTTATGGGGGAATAAGGCTTGAAATCGGCTACTTCAGCCGCCCAAACGGCCATGAGCGGCAATGTGACCTTCCCGCTTATTCTAGTAGAGCTAGGGTTCTCTGTCACCATGCGCCTAGCCTCCATTACCACGGTCTTTTGGAATGGATATACCTGGGGATCTGGGCTGCTGACTGCCAATGCCATTAATCTACAACCCAGTTCCTCAGGAAGCCTGACCGGCTCAATATTTCTTGAAAATGCAGATAATGCCATGAGCACCTTAATTTTAAGCGAAGGGGCGAGAGGAAAACCCGTCAATATCTGGTATCTCTATGGCACTGAGCCCTATCAGCCCGAGGATGCAATACAAATTTTCTCGGGGGTCATTGATGGGGTACCGCAAATGGATATGACGGTACAACTTGATATTGTCTCAGAGGGGGCGATGCTGTGGACCCCAAGAATTACCTATACCGCTACCCGCTTTAGCCATATGTTGCCTGCAGGGACGGTGGTCACCATTGGCGGGCAGCAGTTTGTATTGGGAAATCAATAGTGGGCACCCAGAGCACCTTACCCAGTGCGAGTGATGTTGGGCTTAGCTCGCCCTATCAAAGCACCGCTGCCCGCCTTAAACAAATAAGAGACCAGCAAGAAGCAGCAAAAAAGATGCTGCCCCCTGGCATGCCCGCCAATGTTCTTTACCCCACCAATCCTGATCAATTTAGCGCCTGGCTAGCCCGTTATGGACGACAGCCTAATACCGTAGCCGTTAGCACGCAACAGGAGCAGGCCACCATTGCGGCGGAAGGTGAACCCATTCGAATACTCTATGGCAGGCGGCAGGTGGGCGGGCAAATCCTGTGGCTGGGACCGGATAGCACCAGCTATTATTTCATTATCCAAGCAGCTTGGTGCTTAGGGGAAGCCGATTCTATTGAGAGCATTCAGCTTAATAACACGAACTTACCGGACGGGGCCAGCGTTACCCATTATCTAGGGACCATCAGTCAGGGGGTAGATCCCCTGCTAAGTAACACCATTCGTGGCTATAGCAATAGCATGGTCTTTACCGCTATTGGTCAGCAGGTGGGTGTATGCTATTCAGTTTTGCGGGTTCCGGTCTCTTCTCTGAACGGTTTTCCTAACTTAACAGCCATCGTCAGAGGAAGGAAAGTCTATGATCCAAGGGATACCACCTGGAAGTACAGCAACAACCCCTCCCTGATCTTTGCTGATTTTGAAACCTCTAAGCTCTATGGCCGAGGGCGGCTGGTGGATTGGAATAGCATTTCAGAGGCCGCCAATGCTAATGATGAACTCGTTGGTGGAGTTAAACGGCGCACTTTATCTCTTTCCATTGAAGAGCGTGCTGATGTAGATACCTATGCCAGTACGCTCGCTCAGTATGCCGGGGCTTTTATCAGTAATCGCGGCGGTAAAACTTATTTAGTCCCCGATAGACCTAAAGCCATTGCCAGAACCCTCACCGCAAGTCAAATCCAAGGACTGACCCTTTCGGAGCCTAAGCTTGCCAATACCCCTACCGTCGTCTCAATCACTTATACCAACACCAGCGGGGCGCAATGGCGAGAGGATGTGGCACAAGCAAAGCTGACGGGCGTGGATGAGGGGACAGTGGCTTATCGCGAGCAGTTGGTTCGGCTGCAAGGGATTGATAATCACGAGGAAGCTTACCGCCATGCCATTGAGACCCTAAATGCGGTCAATATCGTCAATATGGCCGGACAATTTATCACGCAGGATCAAG